GGTAAGTTAAACAGAATAATGTGGTAATGAGGACGAGCTGTATGTGTGCCATATTCTCCAACTGCATAATATCTAATTTTATGGGGTTCAATAGATTTCCGAAGACGCTTAATATACTTTTGTAAATCAGACTTTACTAATGTAGGATCACCATCCCCGTAGGTTAGGTGATCCTCATTGTATGTTAATGTAATGAAAAAAGCACTTGTAGCATCTTCTAGCTCTATTTTTAATCGTGTTGTCCACTCTCCGCGCCTATTTTGTAAGCACGCTGCACATTTACCACACGGGACTGTAATTCGATCCGCGGCTGTTCTGCCTTTGGGATGGCGAATACTGATTGGTTCAAGACATTGCATTTCATAATCTTATACCTCCGCGTGATACATAAATTTTCCGTTGTCTACGGGTGCGACTTCGACGCCTAGAGCGGAGCGCACGTTTGCGAAACACACGTTTTCTAAATCTTGTGGCCATAACATTTAATTTTTAAAGTTTAAACTCGATCTTTGTTTAAAAGATCATTAACTAACTCTTCAACAGCCTCCATAATAAGAGGCAACAGCTGTATTAACAGCCTTTTAATGATTTCTTTCATCTGAATAATGTATTTAAAATTGGTTTAATTTTGGGATTTTTCCCAAGATTTAATAAGATACGGGCCCATACATTGTCTCTAGATGTTAATCCGTAAGGCTTAAGACTTCTAGAAAGATCATTTTCAAGTTGTTGGCCGATTTTCGTTTGCTCTAAAACGGCATTTCTCAAAGCAATCTGACTGATTAGAGCAGGGTAAGCCTTACGATCATACTCAGATTTTTTCCAAGCTGATACATTCTGCCATCCAGCAATTGAAGCTTTATGCTGTTTCAATTGCGCTTCGTTGATGGCATTCATATTATAGTAAGGTTTACGTTCCTGTTCCTGTAGTACTTTAAGAGAATTAAGCATGTTCATTGTCTGTTTACTTCTCGTTTCTGCTTCAAGGTTATCGATTTGGGCCTTCTTAACTTGCCAATCCTGATAAAGTGAGATCATGGGTGTTAGTGACATTTGAGCCAAAGAAGCCATTTCATTGTCAACCTGTGGCACTGGAGCCTTTGGAGGCGATCCTGCTGTTGTTTGAGCTGCTCCGGATCCATAAACTAGGTTAGGATTCAATCCTGCCTCTTTCATACGTTGCATCTGCATTGCTGGTGTGTTATATGCATTTTGTGCATTCCACATTGAGATATCATGCTGTCTGGCTTGCTCTGCGAGCTTTATATTGGTTTTGTTGGCTTCTTTTTGACCAAAATAGCCAAATGCACCACCGACAGCGCTTCCGATTCCTGATATTATTCCTCCTAGTGGCATATTGTTTAATTTTTCTGCAATATAATTACTATTATTTTAATAGCAAAATATTTATTGTCAATAAATAATAAATAGCAAAATATTTTTTGTAAGACACAGTCTTACAGACTGGTGTCAATTAGCACTAATATATCAAGTAGGTATAGTGCTAATTGGGATCATTTTTTTGACTGAAAAAAAAATGTTTTTCGGGCGGTTTTCCGCCCTCCTCATTCGGGCATTCGCTTGCAGTTCGTTCAGAGCTTTATATCGCTCTGTACTCATCCGCTTCACTTCGTTGCGCTCCTTCGTTATCGCTATATATCGCTCTGAGCTCATTGCATCGTCTCCATGCCCTCATTTCGTGTTATTTGGTAGCGGACTATGTCCGCTACCATTTGGTGTCTTTAAAACGGCTTAAAATCCGTTTTGTTTTATGGGGACTCCGTCCCCTATGCCCCTTCTTGCGTTGGACTTGATGTCTGATCCAGAACAGCAGTACCATCTACAGGGGTATCAGCTTCAATTTCTTCCTTTTTACTAGTAAGATAGTTGATATACTCCTGAATGTTATCCGTGTCCGAAAGATCGAAATCAGGCCGAAGTGTAGGATCATCGGCATCGAAATCCTCTACTTCATCGTAGTACGTTGGAAATTGAATGTTAGGAAGCGTACCACGAGAGAAACGGACCAATACTTCCGTTACTGTTAAAGCTTGACCTTCTATCGTTTCACTGGGTTGTTCGTTGATCTCTCCTTTGTGTATGGTGGGATCATAATTAAATGCAGTTATAAATTTAGACATAATGAGAGTAATTTAATAGTTTTTGAATAAAATCGATTTTACATTTGTAAACTAATTAACATTTGTAAACTAATTTACATTTGTTAAATGCCACCGGGATTTCCGTGCTTCGGAATAGGCCGGATGGCTTTCACATTGCAGTACGTCTGAACGTACAACTTATGACTGTCATCCTGAACAGGAAAGGGACGTTTCAGACTGTCTCCTTGACATTTCACGAAGTCGGCATTAAGCTCCGGAGGTGTTGATTGTGAGAACTCTCGAGCCATGTGCCAGAACTTTAAGGTGTTTGCGAACTCACCGTGAACGGTGTCAGGGATATACCTGTACTCAGTATAACGAGGCTGATAACCGAAGTCTGAATCGTTATAGCTAGGATTGTTAGGTGACCAGAACAGTTCTTGTTTTTTGACAGCTTGCTCGCCAAGATGGGCAAACTCAGGCCAAAAGAAATCATAACGATCAGTTTTAGTAATGAAACGAGGAATTCCTTGCATGTAAGCTGTGCGGGGAAGAACTGACATAATACCGATAATCATTCCATGTTCTTCGAAGTAACGAGAGAACTGATTCGAATTACCAACAGATACACCGTGACCAGCCATGTTACCTTGTGGAGATGTTGCGTCACTTGATGACATTTGTAATACTTCGGAGATCGTCACAGGCGTTTTTCCTCCTCCGAGGTATTCGGGCCTTTGAAGTCGAGCGTCGGAAGACTTTACTCCGAAATGAGAAAGGATCTGTTCAATGTAACGAGTGCCGCCACGGGCGTTTCGTTCTAACCATTTCTGAATCTGAAATGCTTGTCGAAGCTCATTGATGGTTGATGACGTAGCATTCGATAGATCAGCTACTAATGGATCTTGTGTGCCAATCGATCCGAGAGCACCTTTTACAGTAAATTCACCCGATCCTGTTGGATTTTCACTTCCAATTTTTATTGAATCACCTGAATTGAATGACGTAACAGGTGCGTCACCGGATAGTGGCATTGTAAGTTCTGCACCTTTCTGGGCATAGGGTAGGGCAGAAGTGAAATAATCTTTTTCCCAAGCACGTTTACGCAATGCTAAAGAAGCTCTTTCATATGTATTTGACCATTTACTAGCTGCCGAATTTTTAAGCACATTTATTGGAGTTTCAAGGTTTTGATCTCTATAATATTCATTATAAATTAATTGATAAGCTCTGAATGGTAATTGTGAAAATCCAAAAGATGGTACATCTGTTGTTAATGATGAATCCTGTATCTGTTTTACAGGAAATCCCATATAATCCAATAATGATCCATATTTAAATTCAGGAGCTGATTTTAACTCTGTTACTGTCAGTGAATTTGTAAATGTTGGAAATACAGGAGTATCAACACCTTTATCACCTCCGGTGATGAATTTTTCCCAGTCATTCCAAACAAGCCTGTTAGGAACAAAGAAGAAGTGTGTGTAAACATTTACACGGTGCATCATTGGTGCAACCAATGGCATAAATCTAACAAGCTGTTCCATATTTATGCGAAACTTATCGCCGGGAATTACTTCCTGCATGAGAACCGGTACAAGATCGCCCATGTTCATGCTGAATTTACGTTCGTGTGATAAATCGAATACTGATTTCCGGGGTTTGTTGATTGAAATTTTGTCAAAAATTTTCATAATTTGTTGAGTTTGTTTGTTTTAATTTTAAATGTTTTTTCGAATTGCTCCTTCTGGAGATCCTGATAATAGTAATAATTCAGACCGGGATTATTCCGGTAATGTTCCTGAATTTTTTCTGTTTCGTCAATTAGATCTAATCGCTTCTGATTAACGAGTCTAATTTTTTCTCGTTGGAGTGAGGTATATAACTTATCCTTGTAAATACGAGGGAGTCTGTTTTTTGTGCCTCCTCTTTCGAGTATATACGCTCTATCAACACGGTTTCTGTGATTAACTCCATATTTTTCAACATATCGATATCCGATAGCAGGCTGTCGGGACATAAGGCTGAATGAAGGCTGCACTCCGTCTGGGGAGGTATTTTTATTGACGTGGTATTTTGTGACATAATGAATACTACCACCAGTAACAGTACCAACATCAATATGTCCGATTTCCTGACCTTCTTTGTCGCTCCATGCTTTTCTAACATTATCAATCTTATCAACAGGTAAGTTAAACAGAATAATGTGGTAATGAGGACGAGCTGTATGTGTGCCATATTCTCCAACTGCATAATATCTAATTTTATGGGGTTCAATAGATTTC